GCGGGCACGGTCTGCGCGATGCCAATTTGGAGCACTCCGAGGGTTACGTTGCGAATTCCTTTTAGTGTTTTTCTGTTCAAGAGGACTTCTCCTTTCACGGGTGCGCGGGATCATCATTCAATCCGGTGTACGCTCCATTGATGGTGATCCAGTTGTCCACGGCTGCCTCGCCGGAATTTGCGGCCAGCGCGAGAGTGAGTACGGTTTCGAGGCGCTGTGAATCGAGAACGCCCAGCAAGTCGCGATAGAGTGTGACTTTGCCTTCGCCGTTCCAGAAATCGAAGGCGCAGCGCAGCATGACCTGTTCTCCGGATGAAAGCGGTGAACTTTCCAGCCACTCGACGGCGCGTTTCGTCGGGCCTTTCTCGGTCCAGAGATGATCGAGACGGAGGGAGTGGAGCAAGATGCGGATTGCCTGACACTGCTGGGCTGTGCTACGAAACATGTGGCGCTCCTCGTATAAGAAAATTCTTGTATCCCGCTTCCGATCTAGTACCAGTCCCTCTCGTCCACCGCGGCCTTGTCCAGCGTCTCGACCACGAGCTGCGGCCCGCCGGGGAGTTGCGACATGTAGTTTGCGATCTCCGAGTTGAAGTGAACCACGGCGGCTTCCAGGTTGGCCACGGCCTGCTCGTCCCGGTCGAAGCGCTGAATGAAAAGTTGCAAGTGTGCCGGGAGCCGGGGGTCGTAGCTCACGAAGTCGCACCAGGCGCGGCCCGTACAAGCCATTTCCGCGAGCATTTGGGCTTTGTGCTCGACCGGAACCGCCTGCCCCATCATCCAGGTTAAGTGCGTGGAAGTGTTCGGGCATTTGATCTGCAGCAAGCCGTCCGATCCGACCAGGCCATCAGGAGAGCAACCGAAGCGGGAAATTTCCGGGTGAAGGACGAAGCCGCACTGCTCGACCAGGACGTCGCGATCCAGTTCGTAGGCCGCACGCGCGAACGGCTCCTGCTCGCTGCCCCACTGCATTTCTGCTGAGACGTATCTCGGGTAGGGCTGCCCGGTGAGAATTTCGCAGACCAGTTCCGTCCGATAGTTGCGCCGCGCTGCCGATTCGCCGCGCTTGGTGGTCGAGATCAGTTCGCCAGAGCGGGAAGCGGTAACGAGACCAACGCGCGCCTGCTTCCATTCCGGGCTTCCCTGTTCGAGAAGAGAGAGTTCGAGCGGGGTCATCGCAGTTCCGCCTTTCTCGCCTTCGCCGTGTTGATGAATAGTTGCATGGCGGTGCGGTCGCTCGCGGCTTCCGCTTCGCGGTAAGCGGCAAAGTAAACCTTGCGAAGTTCGTCGAGCGACGCGGATCGGGCGATGGCCGTTCCCAGTTGGTTGGTGCGTTCGTCATCGAGGCCAGCCGGAGCAGAATTCCCGTCATTGTCCGCTTCTCCGATGGCAACGTTGAAAATGTCTTTGATCAGGTACCGCTTGGCGTAGGAATCGGCCGCGGCCGTGGCGTGGGTCTTGGTCATCACGTCCCCGCCCTTTGCTCCTTTGCCGTCGGCGGGCATGTCGATCTGGTAGGGCCGGGTGTAGGCTCCGAGCGAGGCGTAGCAGATCACGCGGACATGATCAGACTTCGGACAGTCCGCGTGCGAGAACGACAAGCTCATCCCTTCCCGCGTGTAGATCGGGCGAATCACCCGGTCGATAGCGGCGTAGGAGGCATAGCGGCTGCTGGTCTGCGGATTTTGCAGATCGGGCGCAACCCGCTTCACTTCGGCCTGCACGCGGCTGAGAGCGTCGTTGAATTGGATCTCAGCGTCGCGCAACATGATTTTTTCTTGCAATGCGGCCAGCCGCTCGATGACGTCGATAGCGGCATTGTTCTGGAGTGCGATTGAGAGCAGGTTCATGGGTGAGTACGTCTCCGTAGCCTCGCTCGGAGGCTTCAGTGCGAGATGGTGGGCTTGCTGAGTAAAGCTTGCGGAACTAAGCGGCTGCGATTGCGTTGCCATTCGAGTTTTCCTTTCCTTGTGCGAAGTTGAAATCGGTGAGCGCGACCAGAAGCACTTCGAGCGCCTGCTCCGGTTCGTTGAAGTTGAGGTGGACGATAGCGCGGACGATGGAGTCGCGGAGAGTGTCAGCCACGGTCATCCTCCTTGGCTTTGGTGGCGCAGTCGGCGAAAGCCACAACCAGTCCGATCAGCAATGCCAGGACAAACGGGAGCGAAATTAAAATCCAGGCGAGATTAGCCACGTTCCACCGCCTGAAAGTGCCGGAGGCAGAATTCCTGCTCGGACGCGAGATGGTGAACGGTGGCCCGCTCGCGGCAGTCGCAATACTCGTCCTCGAAGAAGCACTGGGTGAGTTGGGACTGGGCGAGGAGCTGGGAGACGCGGGTGATCTCCCGGTCAATTAGCGCCGCGAATACCTGTGGAAAGTTCGGGGAGGAAAGGGATGTAAGATGCTGTGCAGCCACGGTGAGCGCCCTCCTGTGACGCTTGCTTTGGTTAGGGAAGGTCGGGTGCTAGTAACACCCGGCCTGCCCGTCTACAGCTGCAATCCTATCCGTACCCCCTACGCTTGTCAAGATAATTCTTGCCTACCCGGTACGAAAGTGCTAATGTCACTCCAATGGCTACTAAGGCCGAGATTCGCGACTATTTCGCACGATTCGGGAAGCAGGGCGGAAAGACTCGCGCTAAGAACATGTCCCCCGAGCAGCGCAAGGAAGCGGCCCGCAAAGCTTCAAAGGCGAGATGGGCGAAACAGAAGAAGGCTGGGGCAAGCGCGTAATCGGAGGACAAATTCCATGCGTTACTTCGTGGCCGTGCTTTTTATGTCCGCTGCTCTCGCAGCGCAAACCGCAACTCAACCGGGCGTCGAATACTCGTCTTACACCTTGCTTCTAGTCCCACCGCAAGGACCGGGAATGCTGGTTGCGGTCGATAGGCAACAGAAGATCGTTTTCATCCCAATCCCCTCGATTGCGAAATCCGTAAACGAAGACGGGGTATCGCCAGTGCGTTATGGTGAGCTACTTCAGTTGCTGCGTCAGTTGGGCGAGGAAAACCAGCGATTGAAAGCGGAAAACGATCATCTCTGGAAGGTAGCCGAGAATCATGGCGCTTCGACGCCTGTCATCGTTCAGCAAACCGCGCGGCCTGATCCCGATGCGGAACGGCGACAGGTGCGAATGATGCTCTTGCGTTCCCTGCTGACTCCGCGGTCCTCCACTGTAAATGTGAACATGACGGATTGTTCGCGGACGCCCGCTCTTTGCGTGAACCACTAGCGCGAAGCAGGGAAACGTACGCCACCGGACCGACATTCCCTCTGACTCCGGCTTATAACTTCACTCAAAGTTTATGCCCATGGAAGACGCACACCTGCGACTTCTCTGTGAGCAAGCCGCCCACGAACAGAATCGCGAGCGGCTTTACGAACTGGTCCGCGAAATCAACTGCATCCTCGAAGAGAAAGAAGCCCGCAGACAAGCCCTGCGCCGAGGCACGGAGCGGCCCAGCGTGCAAAATTGAACAGTCCGAGATGTGCGACGACTGCTACAATTCCGACTCCATGAGCAGTGAAGTTGAGGAAATTTCCAAGGCCTTCTGGAAGCTGTTCCCCTCCCCCACTCCCAGCTTGCCACTGATGCCCGCGGTCGCGATCCCCACCAATCAGCACTTGCCTACTGAGCCGGAGCCGAAGCGCTAGCCAATTCCAGCGAAACCGAAGTAACCCGAACCCGGCTCACTTTCTGTACTGATTTCCTGCGTGCGGGCCTGCGAACTTCAGCGCGAACTCGGTCCTGCTCCTCTACCCACCGGCAAGCCGGGCAATCCGTGGCGGGATTAAACCCTGCCCCTGCAGGCTGAAAGCATTCGTGCGCGTAAGGGTGAGTGTTCAATTCGCATGCTGCGATCCGACAACTATGAGTCTCATGGCTTCTGTTTTCGTCCTATCAGGAAAACCCTCTAGAATCCACTTCCCGCAGGTGCCTAGCACTTTCGTAACTTCGTGGCCCGCGCATCTTGCCCTTACAGTAGCTCTCGACCGCCAGGTCAGGGTCCTAGCGCCGCGCGCCGCCATAAAGCGCTGCCAATTGCGTCAACCCATCCATGAGAATTCCTGTGTTTGCTCGCGGGTCCAATCCCGCCATTGACCGTCCCAACCAGCGTAAAAGCGAAAGCTACGGAGCCGCCGAAGTCGAAGCCGGCCGCGCTGACTGGATCGACCCCAACAATCACGCGCGCGGTATCTGGTGCCGCGATTTCCTGTACTCGGGCCAACGGCTTGAACGCGCCCGGCCCGAGCAGTTCCGCAATCTCCGCTTCCGTTCCTCCCTTCCTCCCCTCGAAGTCGGCCACAGTCAATTCGACGACCCGGTAAAAAGTTTCGCCACGCGGGAGAGCCGAAGCTGTCTCGTCGTGCGCGCCCGCGCCTTCGCCCGTTTCTGCGACCTGGAATTTCTGGCACAGGCGTGATGCGTGTCGTTTCTCGAATGGTGTCGTCAGCGAGTCGAAATGGCGTTTTTGCGAGCTGCGGTGAATGGCCGCGGGTGTTCGGACGAAATGCTGATCATTTTGGGGATGGTGGTTTTTGAGGGATCAGAAGTTGGAACCGGACTCAGGCCTGAGCGGCCTCTACCAGCAGACGGCGGACCGGAAAAACTGGGCGGACCCCAATCACGCGGAAATCGTCAAGAGCCTGAATAAGGCGCACTCCGTCAATCGGGTCCTCATCGCCAACCTCGACCAGGCCCTAGCCACACTGGTTGCGGCCAACGAAGAAATCAAAGCGCTGAAGCGCTGGCTGAAGTGGCTGCTCTGGTGTCTGGGCGTGAGCTGGGCGGCGATCGGCGGCATCATCAAGTTCTTATTGCCCTACGCGGTGAAAGGTATGGTCCACTGAAAGCGACGTGCTGACCAAGGCGCAAGCCCACACTCTGGCCGAACTCCTGCAAATGCTGATGTCGGCCATCGAAACCGGCAACGAGTCCCTGGCCAAAGATTACGTCCACAAGATCACTGACTTCATGCACGACCACACCGATCCCGCCTCACGCTGAGTCAATGGCAGGTGCCTACAATTTGCAGATCGAGCACTGGGAAGCCCACCTCTATCACATGATCAGCGGACGCTGGGCGGACAAGCGCTGTCGAGTGTGCGGGCTGAAGTGGAAGCAGCAAGCAGTTCCGGCGCAGTGGGAGCAGGAGCCGGGAGCTAGCGCATGAAAACTCTTACCATTTTTCTCCCGATTTTGTGGCTGCCGATGCTCTGTGCCTGCGCCCCTCGTCCGGCACGCCCGGGCGGCATCACCTACTTCGTCGGTAAAGAGTGCCACGCCTCCGCCCAGATGGTGGGCTGCGACCAGGCCTCGCCACCGGACTGCAAGCGGATCGCGCTGCACTACGACAGGGCTTGCGAGCAGATCGTGGCGAGGAATCCGCGATGAAACTCGTCATCTACGCCCGCGTATCCACCGACAAGTGCGAGACCTGCGGCAAGAAGCCGGCTCTTCATCCCTACGCGGGTCACGAGTTTCGTGGGCAAGATCCTGAAGTGCAGTTGAGGGAACTTCGCGAATGGTGCTCCGCGCACAATCACACGATCGTGGAGGAATATGTCGATCGCGGACTCTCCGGGAAAAAAGGGGTCGTGCGTCCTGAACTGAATCGGTTGTTGCTCGACGCGGAAAAAGGCCGCCGCGACTTCACCGGCGTGCTGGTGTGGCGCCTCAGTCGATTTGGAAGATCCTTCCCGGACCTGATCGCGAACGTCGCCAAGTTGAGCGAAGCCAAAATCGACTTTCTGAGCAAGCAGGAGAATTTCCAGCTCGACACCACGATGGGCCGTTTCGCTTTTCGCATCATGTGCGCGGCCGTCGAGATGGAGCGGGAAGTCATCAGCGAGAACACGATCGCTGGCATGAAGCTGGCGCGGAGCCAAGGTCGCATTCCCGGCCGGAAGATCGATCCGAGGAAAGGCCCGAGCCGTTGGACCAGGCGGCGACATCAGCTGAAACTGGAGAAATCCGCCTAAGCGCGGACGGTGCAAATGGTTCGTTTTGCACTATCAACGACTTACAGCCTTTTTGAGCCTCTTTTCCTCGTGATGGCGCCCAAACAATCAAACAGAAATCAACCGCTTTCAATGCAAACTGCTGGTTTTTCAACACTTAAATCAATCGTGCAATCGGCTGGATTCCGGGTGCTGGAATTCGTAAGTCGTTGCATCTACACGGCGCGGCTGGTCGGCTGTCTTTGAAAAAGGTTTGATTCCATTGAAAACGGTTGATTTATCTAGGAGTTTTCAAACACCCCGGCAGTGAACGCAGCGAAGAAAAAGAAAGGCGGCGCCCGGCAAGGCTCCGGCCGGAAGAAGCGGGAGACGCCGGTCGAGATCATCGACGGCCGCACGGTCACCGGCAGAGACCACGCGCAACAACTCATCGATGAGCTGAATTCGATCGATCCCGAGATCATTCAGCACCGCGAACTGAGGGTGAGTCCCGATCCCATTGAGATCCCCGACAGCGCAACCGAGGAAAGCCGCAAGGAGCTGGAGAAGCAGGAAGCGCAACGCAAGATCGCGCTTGCGCTAAAGAACGCAGCCGAAGCCAAGTTCCAGAAACTGAGTTACGAAGTACAGGGCTGGGCGCTGCTCTGGTTTGCCGTTCGCACGGCGCTCGAAACCCGCAAATATCTTTACGATCGCGCCAAAGGTAAAGCAATGATCACCGTGAAACACCTCCACGACAAGCCCTTAGAAGTGAACGCGACGCTAACCCTCGGCGAGGGCATGCGAATCGCCATGCAGAAAGCCGAGGAACGTGTCCGCTCTCGCAAGTCCTAACTTGAACGCCAACGCAGAGCAGGACCTGCGCGAGCGCCTGGCGGAATTCCGCTGGGACCCGCTCGGAGCCGTTATGTACGGCTTCCCCTGGGGCGAAGGCGAGCTGGCGCCGTTCAAGGGCCCGCGCATCTGGCAGTGCGAAGAGTTGGACCGCCTCGGCGAACACCTACGGAATCCAGAGACCCGCTACACGACCTACCGCCGCGCCATCAGCTCCGGCCACGGCCCCGGCAAAACGACGCTCCTTGCATTCCTCTCCTGGTGGAACCAGTCCACCTTCCTCGATGCGATGGCCCGCATCACCGCCAACACCGACCGCCAGCTCACAACCACTACTCAGCCGGAATTCTCCCGCTGGTTCCGCCTCGCGATCAATGCCCACTGGTTTAACGTGCTGGCATCGTCGGTCAAAGCCATCGATGAGCGCCACGAGCAGACCTGGCGCCTCGATTTCGTTCCCTGGTCGGAAGAGAATTCCCAGTCCTTCGCCGGCAAACACAACGCCGGCCGCCGCATGTTGTTCGGCTTCGAGGAAGCGAGCCCGATCTCGCGCGAGATCTACCGCGTGGCCAATGGAGCCCTCACCGACGCCGGCACAGAAAAGATTTTCTTCATCATCGGCAATCCCACACTGAACCAGGGCGCGTTTTACGACGCCTGCTTCGGCACCGATCGCGCCCGCTGGAATCCGCGTGTGATCGATTCCCGCGACGTCGAAGGCTGTGACCTGGAGGAGATCAAATCCTGGCTGGCCGAATGCGACGGCGACGAAGACTCCGATTACTTTCGAGTGCGAGCCCGCGGCCTGTTCCCCAAAGGCGGCACGGGACAGTTCATCGATCTTGAAACCATCACACTCGCGCAATCGCGGCAGATCATCACGCTCGGCGACGATGCCCTGGTCGCCGGCGCCGATTTCGCCTGGGGCGGGTCGGACGATAACGTAGTCCGCTTCCGCAAAGGCAACGACGCGCGCTCGATCCCGCCCGTCAAAGTCAAAGGCGAATTCACCCGCAACCCCACGGTGATGATCACCAAGCTCTCCGACGTTCTCTCGAAAACTTACAACGGCGTTCCGATCGCCATGCTGTTTGTCGATTCCGCTGGCATCGCGGGTCCGGTTGTGCAGCGGCTGCGCGCCCTCGGTCACACCAACATCATGGAAGTGAACTTCGGCCAGGACTCGACTGATCCGAAATACGCTTACCGCCGCGATGAGATGTGGGGAAAGCTGAAGACCTGGCTGCAGGAAGGCGGCGCGATCGACAAAGACCCGGGCCTGGCTGCGGATCTGGCGAAACCCATCCTCGTCGGCGATCGTTTGCAGCGCGTGAAACTCGAATCGAAAGAGAACATGAAGAAACGCCTGGCGAAATTGGGCGCAGACTCCAGTTCTCCGGACGACGGCGATGCTCTGGCGCTCACGTTCGCAATGACGGTTGTTCCCAAGAAGCAATCCACTGCCGCTCCACCGCCGCGCGTAGGGAGATGGAGCTGATGTCAAAGCTAACTGCAGCCGCACGCCGTCGCATTCCATCGAGCCAATTCGGCGAACCAAAGCAGCGTAAGTTCCCCATGCCGGACCGCTCGCACGCCGCGAACGCCAAAGCCCGCGCCACGCAAGGCGTCAAAGCTGGCCGCATCTCTTCGGCAACGGCCGCGAAGATTCGCGCCAAAGCCAATCGAATTCTAGGAGAGTGAACCCAATGGCATCAGTAAAGGGAGTCAGTTATTCAGAGGCACTCGGAAGCGGCCTCAGCGGGAAGAAAGTAGGCCCGAAAGAGATCCGCTCGATCAAGATCGAGAAAGCTGAGAACGGCGGACACACCGTAACCCACCGCTTCCAACACGCGAGCGATGGCCCTTATCGCGAGGCCGAAACCCACGTCTTCGGAGCCAGTGAAGGCAAGAAGCTGCTCGCCCACGTCACCAAGCACCTGGACGTGAAGGCGGAAGAGTCGGAAGAGTAACGCCCCATGAACCGGAAAGACAAACGCAAGCTCGAAAACGAACTGATGGTAATGGGCCTCGCTGGCTTAAGCGATCCCGACCTGATCCAGCAGCTCGCCGACCTCGTGAGCGCCTGGCCGGGAGACAAGCACGAGTACCTCCGCGATTTATTGAACGAGTGCGAACCAGAAAACCGCTACGACATGTACCACGCGATCGCACCCAAGCTGCACGGCTTCAAAGCGCTCTCCTTGCCGCAGTACGAAGCCCAGATCGCGCTCAAGGCCGGAGAGATGGTCTCGCAGCGCCGCATGCGCGTCGAAGGCAATCGTCCCAAACCGATCGAAGTCGGAGGCACCAAGTTAGCCGTGGTCTCGGAAGCAGAAGCAACTCACGCCGTCGCTACGGTGCGCTGCCATCGCTGTCAGAAGGGCGACAGGTTCCTCGCGGAAACTCCGGTCGCAGCCATGACTGAAGCCCGCAAAGCCGGATGGACGCGGGAAGCAGGCATCAACAAAGAAACCTGCCCGGAATGTTCCGTGGCTGTGGCTGCCACGTTGGTTCGACTCTCGAACAAGGAAAGTCTCGCGGTGTATGACCGCCGGACGTGCAAGCTCGATGCCTAAATTTCTGGAAGACAAGCTGAAAGCCCAGGCCGCAACAAAGGGCCTGAAGGGCAAGCGCGCCGATCGCTACGTCTACGGAGCGCTCAATAACATGGGCGCGATGCGCGGCAATCAGGAAACCGCCAAGGGCGCAGCCATGGAGCGCAAGCACCAAATGCAGCAAGACATCGCGAAGTACCACGGCACCTCGTCCGAACGCAGCTTCCGCCGCACTACCCGCAAAGTTCTGCGCCGCACCGTTTAATCGACAGCCCCGCACTTCACTTCATGGCCGACGAAACAAAGGATTCAGAGAAGGATAAGCGCGGCAGCAGCGATGCCGACGAGGAAATTCTCTCGACCATCCGCGAGGACTTCCGCTACTGCAAAGAGTACTGGCGCGAGAACTACGATGAAGCCGAAAAAGACATGCAGATCGTGGCCTGCATTCCTCCCACTGAGTTCGAGGAAGACCGCAAAGGCCGCCCCTGCATTTGGCCCGACGAAATCTCGCAGTACGTCAAGCAATCGAACAACAACCTGCGGCAGAACAAGCGCTCCATCAAACTCTCGCCCCGTAGTGAAGATGCCACCGACCAGGACGCCGAGCATCGTCAGGCCTACATCCGCGGCATTGAATACGCATCGAACGCGCAATCCATCTACTCGACCGGATACGAAGCGTCCACCGAGTGCGGATTCGGCTTCTGGCGCGTCAACTGCCGGGTCACCGGAGCGAAAGGGGAGCAGGAGCCGCGCCTGGTCCGCATTCCCAACCAGTTCACCGTCTACCTCGATCCCGACGCCAAGGAAGCGGATTTCTCAGACGGCTGCATCGCCTTTGTGCTCGACCGCATGCGGCAGACGGCCTTCGCGCGCAAGTACGGCAAGGCCAAGAAACGCAGCTTCACCGCAACCGATGTTGAGATCGCCCCGGACTGGTTCAGCGGCCAGGACATCGTGGTCGCCGAGTATTGGACCCGCAAAGAGATCGAAGAGCAAGACGGGGAGAAGCGCTACAAAGTGACGCAGTACATCACCAACGGCGTCGAGATTCTGGAAACGAATCCCTGGATCGGCTCCTGGATCCCGCTCGTGGGCGTGATGGGTGAAGAAATCTATGTGCGCAACGGGGGGCAATCGAAACGCATGTTCCTGTCGCTGATCCGCCGGGCGCGCGCCCCGCAGACCATGCTCGCTTACATCGCCTCGCAGGAAGCGCAGGAATTCGGCATGGCTCCGCAAGCCCCGTTCATGGTCGTCAAGGGCTCAGTCGATCCAGAAGAGTGGAAAGATGCCCATCGCATTCCGCGCGCCTATCTGCAATACCAGCCACCGCTCGATTGGAACGCACAAACCATGGGACCGGTCCCACCGCCCTCTCGTCCGCAGTTCATGCCGAACGCCCAGGCCTACGAGATTTCGCGCGAATCGTGGCGACGGGCGATTCAGGCGGCAATGGGCCTCACCCCGTTGCCCACATCGGCGCAACGGCAAAACGAAAAATCCGGCATCGCGCTCGAAAAGATTCAGACCCAGGAAGCCATCGGCAGTTTCCATTTCACCGACAACTTTGTGCGCGCCCTCTGCAACACCGGGCGGCAGTTGAATGAGCTGATCACGAAACTGGCGGAACTCGATTCCCTACCGAAACAATTGCTGGGGAAAGACCAGAAGGACGAAGACCTGATTCTCAAAGTGGCGACGCGCGGACAAACTTCGCAGCAATCCCCGCAGCAATATCCGTTAGACCCTGCCTCCGAACATCTCGACGAAGCCGACCAGTTCTTCGCCCACCGCGGGCAATTTGAAGTCACCATCTCGGACGGCCCGAGCTATCAGTCACAGCGCGAGGAAGCGGCCGATTTCTCCGACACCATCTTCAAGACCGTCACCGAGATCGCCCAGGTCCTCCCCGCCGGCGCCGTGGCGAAAATGCTGGCGCTCGCGGTGAAGATGAAAAACATCGGCGCGATCGGGGATGAGATGGTCGATGTCCTCGATCCGCAAGACAACACCGGCCAGCAATTGCAGCAAGCCCAGCAGCAGATTATGCAGGCCCAGCAAGCCGCGCAGGAGATGCAAGCCGAACTGCAGAAACTCAAGCTGGAGCGCGCCGGGAAGGTCATCGAGAACGAGTACAAGACCCACGTCGAGCAGATGCGGCTCTCGGTTGAGCAGCAGATCGCGCAACTGAACGCCGATCTCAAAGCCTACATCGCGAACGTGACCACCAAGGCACAAAGCGTCGCGGAGCGCGAGCGGTTATTCCAGGAGACGCAGATCGAGAACCATCACGCCGCGCACGAAGCAGGGTTGCAAGCCTCCGACCAGGCGCATGCCAGAGATATGGCAGCGAGCGCCGCGGCTATTCAGGCGGCTTCCCAGGCAGCGGACCAGCAGCATCAGCAGACGATGGCGGCGCAGCCTCCGCCCGCAGACCCATCCCAAGGAGCCTAAGACTTTATGAGCACCCAAGCATCCGCCGTAGCAACAGTGGACTCGGCCACCACGCCAGTTACACCGGAAACTCCCGCGTTCGATCCCTCGAACCAGCACACCTGGTCCGGCGAGCAGCGCGCGGAGTGGAACAAATCCGGCGACGTTCCGAAATCTGCCGCAAAGCAGGACTCGGCCCCTGCAGACAAGAAAGCCGCACCGGACTCGGCCCCGGACAAAACCAGCGACAAATCCGCCGACACCGCATCGGACTCGGCCACCGAAAAATCCCAGAAGCCACATCTGAAGACCAAAGAGGACACAGAAAAGCGTTTCAACGAACTTCTCGAAACGAACAAAGCGCTCCAGCGGCGGCTTGAATCGCTGGAACGCGGCGGCAAGACCTCCGAGACGCGAGACGCCCAGCAGGCCTCGCAACCTGCGACGGAAGTCTACAAGCCGCTCGACGAGAAAGAGTTCTTCGCGGCCAATGCCAAGGCGACGTATGAGGATTTTGTCCGAGCTGCAGCCAAGCACGAGGCGAAATGGGAAGTGCGGCAGGAACTCGCCGCCGACGCCCAGCGCCGCGCCACGGCGGAATGCCAGAAAGAACTCACGACGCGCGTCGAGGAAGCCAAGAAACGCTACCCGGATTTCGAAGAGCGCATTCAGCCTGCAGTGAAAGCCATCACCGAGGACCAGCAGATCCCCTTCGCCGTGAAAGCCGTGATGAACGACTCTCCGGTGTTTGTCGATCTGATGTATGTCCTGGCCGAACCAGCTGCGCTGAAGGATCTCGTCGCAACCGCCAAGTCAAACCCCGCCGCGGCCATACGAAAAATCGTATTGACCGAGCAGCTGGTCCAGGCCGAACTCGCGAAAGCGCAGGGCAAGGACAAGTCAGGCGACAAAGCCGCTGACAAAACTACCGACACCGGCGACGGCAAGACGCGGGATGCATCCGGCAAATTCACCTCTGAAAAAACTTCTGATGCGGCGGCTGAAACCAAAGTGCGCGCCCCGAAACCTCCTTCCGAAGTGGGCGGTCGTGGAACCACCCCTGAGGATGCGTTGCGGACGGCGGCAGCGGCGAATGACTTCCAGGCCTTCGAGGCCGAGCAGAATCGCCGCATGCGGGCCAGCAGAAGCTAGGCCAGAAAACGGAAAACCTAAGTGCCTAACAATTTCGCGACAACCAACTGGGTCTCGATGAAGATCCTTTGGTTCTTCAAAAACACGTACGAAGTCGCTGCGCAGTTCAATAGCGATTGGGAGTCGGAAATCACCGGCAAAGCCTTCGCCGTTGGTTCCCAGGCCCAGATCAAATACCCGCAGCGCTGGCTGGTCACGGACGGTCTTGCCTACCAAGAGCAAGGCATCTCGCGGCTGGTTACCACCGTCAACCTCGACCGCATCAAGGGTGTGCATTTCGGCTGGGACTCTTACGAGCGCCTGGTGAAGATGGAACGCTCGGAGAAAGAGCTGGAAGAGTCCTACCTCTATCCCGCTGGACAAGCCCTGGCGCAGAAAATCGACACTGACGCCGCGGCCTGGGCAGCGCTCTATGCTGCGAACGTCGTCGGCACGCTGGGAACGGATTCGACCTCGATCGACTTCGCCCTGGCCGCCGAACAGTTGCTCTTTGCCTACGCCTGCCCGGCAGACGGCGATCGCTACCTGTGTCTCAGCCCGCAACTGATGCGCAGCTACGTGAAGAACAACGTCACCCAGTTCAATCCGCAGAAAGCCATCTCTGACATGTACCGCAAGGGAGTGATCGGCGATGCAGCGGGCTGGAAGTGGGTGCGTTCGAATTCGCTGGTCCGTCAAACCGCTGGCACCGCAGCTGCACACGCAACCACGGTCGTGGGTGCAGGACAGTCCGGCGCCTCGCTCGTCATCACCGGCACGCTGAACGACACGATCAACCCTGGCGACAAGTTCAACGTCGCTGCGGTGAACGCGGTCAATCCGATGACGCGCGTGGTCAACGGCCTCGGCCTGAAGCAGTTCAGCTATGTAGGTGGCGCGCCCTTCGTCCTCACCGGCGGAAACGACACCATCCCAATCGCCCCGGCCATCTTCGGACCCGGATCGCAATACCAGAACGTCGATGCCCTGCCCGCAAACGCAGCCGCGCTGACCTTCTGGCCTGGAACCACCACACCCAGCGGCCTGTCGGGAACGATCTCGCTCGGCCTCTCGAAGTACGCTTTCGCGAAAGCTTTCGGTAAGTTCGAGAATCCGGAAGCGGTCGAAAAAGCGGAGCGCGCGGAAGACCCCGAAACTGGAGCTTCGGTCGCGTTCGTGCGGGCCTGGGACCAGTACAACCGCAAAATGACGAACCGGTTCGACATGTGCTACGGGTTCGGCAACCTCAACCTCGACTATGGCGTCAGCGCCGTGGCGGGAGCCTAGAAAGGATTCCGCATTTCGAATCACTTTTAAGTGATATCGCGCGGAGCACAAAACCATGACCAAGAAACTGAAAATCGCGCTTTTCCTCTACATCGCCGTGGATGTTTTCTTCGGCGGCATTTGTGGTAGGTTCCTGCCTCTGACCCCGCTTGCCGGGGCGCAGACAGTTCTCACCATGACCACACTCTCGGCGGCGGTGCCTGCCACCACGTCGAGCGTGACCTCAACCAACGGGCAAATGGGCTTCGTGTCGGTGGCTAGCGCCACTAACATCGTCGCGCCAGGTCCGGTTTCGGCATTTATCGCGACTCAGGCCACCAGCACGTTCCTCTATGTCGATCGTGAACTGATGGACGTGCGGGCCACATCGGGAACCACCATCACCGTGGTTCGCGGCGTAGGCTCGACGGCGGCCACATCGCATGCGTCCGGGGCGTTAGTGTTCGTCATCCCCGGCACCGCGACGTGGATCAATGCAAGCGGTCAAGTGGATACGATTCCGGCAGGCTCCTGCACGCGATCGAACGAGCAATTCCTGCCAAGAATCGATCTGAAGACCGGCATCACGTCCGATTGTCTGGCCGGGCAGTGGGTCAATGGAGATGCCGCACAATCTCAGCGGCAAACCTTCAACGGCTTCCGCTACCCGGACCCCGGCGGAACTGCTCTCACCGCGCTCGAAACCGCGGGAACGGCGGCAGCGGCGGCGACGGAAATTTACTGTTCGGAGATCGATCTTCCCTACAGTCAATTACTGACCGGGCTTGCTCCGTTGAACGGCACGATCGTGGGGACGAATAAGCACTTCGCCATTCTGTACGATTCGGCGGGCGCGGTGCTTGCGAACACCGCCATAGCGGGAGTCACAACGGCAGGCGCCTCCACCTACCAGAAGATGAACTTCGTGACCAAATACTACGCCGTAGGTCCGGCGCGGTATTTTGCCTGCGATGGGCTGAATGGCACGACCGACACGATCCGGCACGCAGCGACCGCGGTGAATGACAACATTCTCGGTGGAGCGGTGACGGGGCAGGTCTTCGGCACGGCTGCAGCGGTCACGCTGCCTTCGACGTTCACGAACATCAAAGCACCCTACTTCCTTTTGTTTTAGGGAATGAGGCAGGAAGCAACTCTGCTTCCTGCCTCGCCTTTTCAAAGAGGAAACTTTTCAAACGCGACGCTCATACGGAGTACAGGGCAGGAAGGATCGCCAATGTTGCAATAGCTGAATGCGGGATTCGGGGTTGACATCTCTACCACGACTTCATCTCCAGCAGCGATCGTCAGCACATCCACGCTATCGGCGCAAGTGAACGTAACGGCTTGACCCGAGCTGCCGCCGGCGGAGCCGGTCAGGGTTACAGAGCAAGCGAGGGCCGTAGCTGTCTTGTTCACGAACACCTGAATAGTGACCGGCCAACTGACTGTACCAGGGCTGCTTCCGGTGTCGTTGTAAATCGCAATGAGTCTGAGATTTTTCAATTTCCCAGCGGACGGCATCGGAACTCCGTCATTTGTCCCACCGTTAATGAGTGTGTCGTTGTTCCAGCAAGCGGCGGTGTTGGTGGATCCAAGGTTGGTGAACGTGCCGACTGAAGGAGTGGGCGGCTGATTGGGCGACCCCACACTGCACCATCCAGTGAGAATTCCGGTCGGTTTTACCGTCTGCGCTGAAGCGGTGACGAGTGAAAGAAGCAACAATCCGGATATTTGCAGCAAGCGTTTCATGGTCATGCTTTCCCCTCCTCGTTGGGGGAGAGAAATCTAACACAACGCAGTTCAGGAGAAAAAAGTTATGGATTTCAAAGAGTACCCGAAGCACGTCGTCGTCGGCCAAGACAAAGACGGGGCTGCGATCACCAAGATTGTGGAGACCAGGAGCGAAGAGATCGCACTGCTTGAGAGCCTGAAAGCTGCAGAGCCAGTTGTTCCCGCTGCGGGGCCAGTTGTTCCCGCACAGAACGGGCTGCAGGTGGTCCCCGCCATAAGCGAGCCGCCCGCGCAGAGCTAGCAACTCGCCGCTTTCAATTCATCAGGAGAAAAGAGAAACGTATGTCACCACTCGCGATCGATGAAGACCGCATGCAAGGCAAGCCGCAGCCAGGCCAGGACTCCCAAGTCCTGGTCTCGCTCGACCCGCACCATCCGCCCACCAAACACATTCCCCACATGGATTTTCCGCGCGTGGTCTACAAGCACCCAGTGGAATCCTTCCGCACCATCGAGCACCGCAACGCCCGGCACGAACTGGTCGAGGAAGAAGTTGTTCCGACTGAACATCTGACGCTGGTCGTGAAGGACAAAGCCGAACTCGAAAAGGCGGCCAAGCAAGGCTGGGTCACCGAGCCTTATGTCCCGGAGACTCCGCCCGATCCGAAAGAAGCGCTGTACGCGCGCAAAGCGAAACAGCCGGCTCAGGCCTAACCCGTGACCGTCACCCTTAGTCCGGGCAACTCCGCCGTTGTCGCCACGCCGCAGGATCTCATCTCCTCTGCACTGCTAGAGGCAGGGATCACTGCGGCGGGCGAGAAACTGCAGGCACAGGACGGCGCGTGGGGTCTTGAAAAGCTGCAACGGGAAATCGATCAGTTCAACGCGCGGCGCGAGCTGATCTTCAATGTCGGATTCACCCAGTACACGATGCTGGCGAATCATTCGCCCCACACCATCGGGCCGAATGGCGACTTTAACGTCCCGGTCCGGCCGGTGAAGCTAATCTCGGCGAGCTTCATATTAAACGCCAGCTCGGCCAACCCAGTCGATACCCCGATCAACATCCGAGACGACGACTGGTGGGCAGCGAATCCGCTGAAGACGCTGACCTCGGCGATCTCGACCGACGTTTACTACAGCCCCGACTCGCCGCTCGGGAATCTCTACTTCTACCCGATTTGCAGTAGCGCGAATCCGGTGCGCCTTGAAACCTGGAATTCCTTAGCCCAGGCCGTCAGCCTGCAAACCAAGCTCGGCTTCGTGCAAGGCTACTGGGACGCAATCGTCACTGATCTCGCGGTACGGCTCTGCCCTTCATATAACCGCATCGTCCCGCCCGATCTCCGCGAGCAGTGGAACCGGGCCATGCGCATCATCGAATCGAACAACGACTCGCCACCGCGCATCGACACCAACTGCGGTGGCATGCCCAGCTCGCGCCGCGGCGGCCGCCCGGACTTCAATTTCCTTACAGGGATGCGGGAATAAATGGCTCGCTTCGGACTCGTCGGACCTAGCTACCGCTCGCAGTCAGTCAACGCAGACTGTCAGACCCTGATCAATCTCTACGTCGAAAACGTGGAGAGCGGACAAGGCAAAGGGCCACTTGCGCTCTACTGCACGCCGGGTCTGAGTCTGCTGTACAACTTGGGGCAGGCGGCGGTCCGCGGCCTGATCACCGGCCAGGGCAGAACGTTCGCTGTCGCCGGCACCACGCTTTGGGAATTGCTGGCACCGACAGCGAATCCCAACAAGGTCAACCGCGGGCAAGTCTTGAGCGATGGCCTGCCGGTTTCGATGGCCTCCGGACCGAGCCAGGTTCTCATCGTTAGCGCGGGGAATTTGTACTGCTTCCAGCTCGTCGCCGGCACAACCACCAACGCGACCGGCGTGATTCTTGCCGCCAACTCGCTCACCCAGATCCCGCAGTACAACAACGCCACCGGATACGGCTTGCTGCAAGCCAGTGTCGCGCAGGTGGGATATGGTGACGGATTCTTCTTTGCCCTGTTCTCGAACTCGAACCAGATCCAAGCCTCGAACGCTCTCGACGGTTCGAGCTGGCAGGGCGTGAGTCAAACTGCAGTATCAGTTTTCTCGGACAATGTGTCCGCGATTTTCGTCGATCATCGCTTGCTTTGGGTCTTCGGACCGAAGAACACGCAGCCCTATTTCGATTCGGGGAATTTTCCTTTTCCCTACGACGTCATCCAGGGCGGCTTCATCGAGCAAGGCATCGCCGCTCCGTTCTCGGTGGCGAAGATTGACAACTCCATCTTCTGGCTCGGCCAGGACTCGCTCGGCAACGGGATCGTGTGGCGGGCCAACGGCTACACGCCCTTGCGGATCTCGACGCACGCGATCGAATATGCGCTAGGGACGTACGCGACCATCGCGGACGCGATTTGCTACGCCTATCAGGACCAGGGCCACACCTTCTATGTGATGAACTTCCCCACCGCGCAGAAGACGTGGGTCTATGACTCCGCAACCCAGATGTGGCACGAGCGGGGATTCTGGAATACGCAGGCAGGAATCTTCACCCAGCATCGCGCTGGCTTTCACACTTTCAACTTCGGCATTCACCTGGCGGGCGATCCCACCACCGGCGCGGTCTACCAGCAGTCAATCGCGATTCTCTCGGACTTCGGCAATGCCATCCGCAGAGTACGACGCGCGCCCCACATCTCAAGCGAACAGGCCCGCATCTTCCATTCCGAGCTGCAGATCGATGTAGAAGTCGGACTCGGCCCGACGTTCCAGGGAGCCGCGCCACCGCTCGTCATTCCAATCCTTGACGCAGCCGGAGCCTTGCGGAATTTCCAGATGGGAGAGAACGGAATCCTGCAGGCGCCGCTCGTCGTGGGCGGAGATACATCCACCGGGACAACGATCTTCATGAACGACAAGGCGAACACAACCTCGTGGCAGATCAAAGTCACAGCGGGCGGCCAAATCACGCCTGTCTTGCAAGCGAAGTTCATCGATTCCTATCCGCAGGTCATCCAGTTCGTGAGCGTGCTCGGGGATCAATTGTGGAACCTGCAACTCCAGAATCTGGGCGGAGGGATTGCCATTCCGCAAACCGTTCCCATCGGCATCGTGGGACGCGGCCCGGAAATCAACCTGCGATGGTCGAACGACGGCGCGGCAACCTGGTCCGATCCGCGCGTTCTCGATTGCGGACAAGCCGGGCAGACCTTAACGCGCGTCATCGCCCGGCAGTTGGGCAGCGCGCGTGACCGGGTGTATGAGATCTCGATGTCGGACGCGATTCCGTGGCGGATCATCGACGCCTATCTATTCACCGATCCGGAAGACAAGCAGCCCACCTCGCGCTATGCGAGTGAGGCGAGGAAGCGGGCCTAGTGGCGAAGTTTCAAACCCCGCCGATTCAAGGCCAGAAGTTTTTAGACGAATCGGACGCCGAGCGCGCCGAGCCCGCATATCCCTGGCAACGCTGGTTTGAGCTAGTGCAGGCAGCGCTCTCCGGTCCTGCAGTGCCCGCAACCTCAGCTGCGGCCGGGACGCCGATCCAAATGCAAGGCGTAGCCACTGACGGAAACTTTCTTTACATCTGTGTGGGAGTGAACTCATGGAAACGGGTAGCCCTGACCGCGTTCTGACGTTCGAGCAGGTCCGCGATGCGGTAGCGGATTCGCTTTGCATCGACCCGAGCGACATCGCGCTCGATTCGTCCTTTGTCGCGCTCGGAGCCAGTTCGCTCGATCGCGTGCAATTGATTCTCGACCTGGAGGAAGCGCTGAAGGTCGAAATCCCCGACGATGATGCAGAGAAGTTTTTCAGCGTGAAGGACGTACTGAGCTATTTCGCTCCGGCCGCTCGACACCCCGCTCAATGTCCAGCTCGATGATTCGCGAAGCCACAGAAGCCGATCTGCCGCGGATCGTCGAACTCGGCTCGGCGTCGCTGGTCGATGGCCCATACGCGGGAATCATCAAAGACGTGCCCGTACAAGCGCTGAAGTTTGCGAAGCAGGTATTAGAGAAGGGCCAGATTTTACTCGGCGAGCACGGCGGCGCAGTT